TGTAGGCGTTGTAGAGCGCCAGAAACGGGTTCGCTCCGCCAGCGGCCGCCGCCGGGGTGAAATTCATCCCCGTTTGTCCGTTGCCCGTGGCGTAGAAGGTGCCGACATAGGTACCTTGGTTGGCCGATACCGCTACCGTGTTGCCGGAAACAGAACCGAAGCGGCACGCCGCGATGGAGTTCTTGTTCGTCCAGATGCCGGTAAGCATCTGAAGCTCAGTCGTGCCAGCGCCGGTGCCGCGCGAGGTCGTGCTGGACCATGCCGGGCCGTTGCAAAGCCGGATTGTGCCGGAGTCGTTGATCACGAACAAGTCGTAGACGCTGCCGCTCGCCGGGAAGTTGGTACCGGATGTCGCCAGCGCTTCGGAAAGCTCGGTAAAGGTCTTGTTGACGAACCGCGTACCGTCGTAGACCGGCACGAGGTTTCCATTGTACGGAGTGTAGTAGATGGTGGTTTGCGCGGTTGCGTTGGCTGCGAGTACCGGCGTGCCGGAGGTCAGAGTTAGCCGCCCCTGCGGTCGCTGGATAAACCCGCCGATTGTCGGATCGTTAATCGTCGGAGTACCACCGAGCGTATACGTGCCGATAACAGTGCCGCTCAGGGCGGGCGCTGATATCGTCGGAGTACCGCCGAGCGTATACGTGCCGGTAACAGTGCCGCTCAACACGGGGGCGGCGACGGTCGGCGAGGTACCAAGGACAACGCTGCCGGTGCCGGTGGTGCCGTTGGATAGGCTGGCGGCCGAAGGCTGGGCCTGCGAGAAGGTGCCGGTCGTATCGAGAGCGGTGAGGAACTGGTTGGCTACCGCCGTCGTCGATTTTACGCCACCGAGCGTCGACAGAGTCGGCGCCGGAATCGCGACGCTGAGCGTATGCCCGGACGTGTCGATGGTCGCGAGTGCCAACCAGTTAGTACCGTCGTAAATCTTCAGCACGCGAGGCGACGCCGAGGTATCGACCCACCACTGGAACTGCACCGGGTTGGCCGGAGCGCTGGTGGCCGCGTACTTGTTAAGCAAGCTGCGAACGTCGTTGTAGGCCGCCGCAAAATTGTTGCGGATCGGCGCCGACGTAAGCGACGAGCTTGCGACCGGCACCTGCGGATTGATCGTGCTGTCGCCCAGCGCGGGGACGGGAAGTCCGGCCGCAACGAAGAGCAGCGCCGTGAGGGCGCCGCGAAGCGCTTTAAACATACTGACCTCCGCTTGCGGTAACACCGGCCACGTTGCCCGGAAGATAGTTGGCGCCGCCACCGTTGGTGTAGATCGTGCCGTTCGACTGCGCGTTGTAGCGCGTGCCGGTAGCCGCTGCGGCGTTCACGAAGGTGATTGTCGCCACATTCATGGAGCCGACAGACTGCGTGAAGGCAAAAGCGGTCGCGAAGGCGGGAGTGTTGGTAATGGTGATCGTGAAGCCGCCCGCGAAAATGGTGCCGTTGAACTGCGAGTTCCAGTGCGCTGGAGCGCTGCCGGAGATCGTGTAGTTGGCGCCAATGTGAATGGTGCCGTTCGCCTCGGCAACGATGTGTGTGCCGGAGGAGGCGGCGAACTCGACCGGGCCTTCCGTCCAGATCAGGCCGGAGTAGGCGGCATAGAGACAGTTTCCGCCGCCAGCGGTTACCGTCATTTTCAGGTTCTTCACGCCAAGTCGACCACTCTGGGTGGCGCTGAAGCAATTACCAGCGCCGACCGAGATCACCACGTTGGCGGGCGTGCCCGCGTTGCCCGCGACAACAACGCCGCCAACGTCGCCCTGTCCGTAGAAGGGGCCGTTGATCGTGCCGCCAGCAGTATAGGTGCCGTCGGCAAGCTGGATGGTCGCGGTCCACCCGGCGATGTCGTAACTCTTCTGAATAACATCAAGCGCGTGCTGAATCGTCAGCCACGGCGAGCCGACCGTCAGCCCGGTACCGGTGCTGTCGTTACCGGTCGTCGAGACATAGAAGGTCGTGTCGGCCGACAGGCGAATGCGCCCGCCCGCCCCCTGCACCGCCGAGAGGAGGAGTGCGACCTTTCCGTTCACATCGCCGTCGTCCAGCACATTGTTGCCGGTGATGTTGGCGGTGAATTGCGCGAGGACCGACGCCATGAAGGCGGCCTGCCGGATCGCCTTGTTGACCTCAGCCGACGGCGCGATGCCCGCGCTAAAGCCAGCGGTGCGCGAAGCGCTGGCCGCGTAGTCGACCTGCGGCTGCACGTTCGCGCCGCCCGCTGTCGCGAACGGCAGGAATTCATTGGTGGCCATGGATGGTACCTATCAGGTTGGAGAAAGAGGGGTCGCCCAGCTACCGACATCGAATCCGCCAATGACGGAGGTGTCGGCGTCAAAGCCGAAGAGGGGAGTGCCCGGGGCGCTCGACACGTAGTAGCCAGTGATGCGCACGCCCGCTGGCTTGAGCGCGAGATAGCCGCCGGTGAGAAGCGCCTTTGTCACAGCATCCGGAACCGTGCCGACCAAACCGAACAGCATGGTCATGTCCCCATTGTCTTGAATGAGGATCTGTGTACCGGTGCCGGAGAACACCACGTTCCACGCGTTGTAGGCGCCAGGAATCGTACCGTCCCATTGATTCGCGGCGATCGTCGCGCGGAGGAGCGTGCGGTAGGAATCGTCCGGGAGCGCGGTCAGGCCCGTTGTTGGATCGAACGGGCCTTGCCACACCGCCTGATCGAAGCCCAGCCCCGCCGTATCGAAGGAGAAGTAGACGTTAGGAAGCGCGGTGGTGAGATAGCGCGAGCGCCCGACCCATTGCCCGATGAAGTCAAGCTGCTCGCCCACCGCCGTATCCAAATCGAAAAGCGCGGGGATCGCCTTGATCTGTGCGATGATGTCGGCGACCGGTTGAAGGAAGGTCGCGACGAAGGTGAGGTAGTTGGGCTTGTCGGCATGCTCGCTGGTAATAAGCGAGAGGTAGGGCGCGATGTCCCCGAGGTTGGGGCCGACATTGACGTCCCATTGCAGTCCGGAGTCCCAATGGAGCCCGGAGTCGTCCCAATTGGCTCCGATGGTCATTAGCTCACCGTCACTTTCACGTTGGCGACGCTGCCCGACGCCGCCTCGTTGAAGGCGATGACGACGTTGCCCGCGACATAGATCAGGGCGCCGTTGGGAATGCTGCGGCCGCCCGGCACAGCGTTGGCGATCGTCAGCACCGAGCCGACGATGTTTGTGATCGTTGTGTTGAGGATCGAGTTGTCGTCCAACACGCACGCGATGGCTTTGCCAATAGCGTAGCTGGTGACGCTGTTGACCGTGACCGAAGTCGCCCCCGCCGTCGCCGCGCCATTCGCGGTCATGTTGTCCGCGCGAGCCTGATAGATCGACGTGATGTCGTAGGTCTCGCTGAGCGTGTCAAGCTGAAGCTGCGCCTGACCGGTGCCACCGACCGCCGCGTCGCCGGAGAGGTTCACCGGGGAGAAAAGCCGCCCGTAATAGGAGTCCTCGCCAATACTCAACGAGTTCCAGAACTGGGCGACCGCTTGCTGGATCGCTGTCGCGGTGGTGCTGACGTAGCCCGCAAGGTTGTGAATGTTCACCAGCATCTTCATGGTGATCGGGCTGAGCGCGTAGAAGCGAATGGTATTCGGCACGCCCGCCGAGTCGATGATCACCTCGACCGTCGTACCAGCGGTGCCGGTACCCGGGTTCTTCTTGCTGGCGATAGCGGTCGCGATCTGCACCGCGTCGCCGCCCTCGACCACCAGCGCGATGGTATGCCCGGCGATGCCGTTGCTGTCCGTCGAGCCGGTGTCGTTCTCGTAGGCCATCAAGCGCTCGACGCCGGTAAGGTTGGCGACGTCCGCGTAGATAGCCGGGAGCGGGGTCAGCGCCGGAAGCGAAGTGGAGACGGCCTGCCGCTGGCGGAGGGCGGCGTCCGTCTCCACCGGTGCGCCGGGAGTCGTCGAGCCGTTCAGGTTGGCGGCTTGCCAACCCGGGGTCGGCGTGACAATGCGCGGCGTGCCAACGAAGGTGATAGCGCCCGACTCGGTACAAAGCGCCGTCTCGGTGATCGTGCCGGAGAGCGGAATAATCACGGACGCGGGGAGAGCCCACTGTTTGCCCGCGTCGTCTCCGATGATACCGTTGGTGATCTCCTTGCCCGCCTGACCGACGATGTCGAAATTCTGTTGGCTGTTGCTGGCCACCAGCCGAGCGAGACCGTTGATTTTCACCTGAGCGGAGAGCCCGGCGCCGACCGCGTAGGTGGGCGAATAGGAGCGATAAACCGCGAGGCCCTGCTGGTTGAGGTCGTTGATCGCGGTGGCGAAAACGTTGATGAACTGCCCGTCCTGACTGTCCGCATCGAGGTAGGTATCGTCGCCGTAAATCTGACGCACGTTGGCGGTCAGCACGGCAACAATGTTCTCAAGGCTCGGAGCGCTGGCGCCAGTCGGGCCGATCTGAAAGGCGAGTGTCGTCATGGTACCGCCAATGAGGTTTGAAAGGTGACCGGCTCGCCGTAAATGGTATCGACCGTGGCCGAGACCTCCAGCACGCGCGTATCACGGTTGAGGTTGCTGTTGTAGCCCGCGAGATTGGTCACGCCCTCGGTGCCGAGAATGCGCGACTGTATCGCGGCGTCATACAACGAGTCGGTGTTCTTGCCGAGAATTTGCGTCGAGTATGGCGTGCCCTCGGTAATGTCCAGAAACCACTCGCCGGTAGCGAGCCCGAGCCGCGTCTTGATGGCTTGGCCGACCGCCTCGACGACGTCGATGTAAAAGTTCTGGGAGCCCTGACCGAAGACGTAGTCGCCATCCGGGGATAACTTCCGGTAGCGCACGCGCTCCTCCTCTAGTTGGGTACGTTGGTATTTCCGCCGCCCGGCGTAACGCCGCCGTGCGTATGCGTGTCGTCGACCCGCTTGCTGTTCATCCAGACCCCGCCGGGGGCGGTGATCCGCACAGAGTTGTCGCTGTGCTGAAGCGCGACCTTGACCGCGCCGTCGTCGCTCCGGAACTCCGTGTTGGTCGTGCTGACATTCGCCAGCGCGCGTGGCTGGGAATGCGGCCCCGGGAGCACGAAGCCGTCCGAGAGGTCGTGCATCCGGAATTCCCACTGCGGTTGCACGCCGCCGTTTTGCCACCATGCATCGATGCAGCGGTTCGCGAAAATGACGAGGCATTCATCGCCCACCGTGATCGGGAAGGTCAGCGTATAGCCTCCGCCGCTCGGGAAGATCACCGGACAGTCGAGGAGCGTGGGGATCTGGAGCGACTGCCACGACTCGTCGGGAAGCTGGCGCTTGATCGTGATCGCGATGTCGACCGAGCACGTCATTTTGGCGGGATCAAACGACGCAATAATCCCGGGCATGGCGGTCCAGATCGATGTCTGGCGGCCGTCGAGCGCTTGGCGAAACAAATTTGTAAGAAGGCTGAACCGCTCGGCGGAGCGCATGGGCTAGTCTCCCGCTGGCACGGACTGGTCTTGCGGCACCGTTTGGTCGACCGCGAGGCAAGTCAGCGTGCAGTACCAAGGATTGCCGCGCGTATCACCGGTGATCTCATTCACCAGCACGCGGTAGACGCCGTCGTTGGCGATCGTGGGAAGAAAGAGGTTCTGTGCGATGACGCTGCTGTCGACGAAAAAGTTCTGTTTCGTGATCGGAAGCGCCGCGCGCTGAATGCTTGAGTTGTTGATCTTGATCCGGGTGCCCACCCGGATCAGCGGGTTCAGGAGGCACCGGACAATAATGCCCTCGGTGGTTTGCTCCGGAAGCCCGATCATCCCGGTGAGCGCGTTAAGCTCGACGACCTGTCCATCGAGGTAGCCCGTTTGCGGATGGACCTGAACCTCGCCGTTAACAATGCTCCACGTCCAGCCCTGAGAGCGGGCCATGTTGCGGAGCCCTTCGCGCATGAGCCCAAAGATCACCTTGCCGCGCGGCATAGGGTTCGTGCCACCCGGCCCAAGCTGCGCGGAGGGCGCCAGCGCCGTCGGCGTGGTCTGGCTCGCGCTCGCGATTATGGCATTTAGAATGGCGGACTGTGGCGTGCCCTTCGGAATGCTCGTGTTCACGAAGCCGAAGTTGTAAAGCTCGTCGCCATCCGCCGCGAAGATATCGACGAAGGTTTCGACGTTGTCGCCGTCCTCGCGGCCACGGCGGAATTGTTTGATCGTGCCGTTGAACACCGAGCCGTAGGGGCCGTTCTCGTACCCGGCCTGAAGCGAGACCGTAGTGTATTGATCGACGTCGATAGTCGCGCCCGGCGCGGTGATCCCCGGCTTCGGCAGCGCAAGGTTGTAAATGCGAAAGAAGCCTTCCGCAGGCACATCGACGTCGGGCGCGGTGCATGTGAACACAATCCGGAATTCGGACAGGTCCAGCAGCTTGCCTTCCTTGCCGACGACAAGCTGCCACTTGCGTTTGTATAGACTCTGGTCCGTGCTCATGGTGTCACGCGGCGGTTGGGACGAGTGCGTACAGGTGCGAGTTCACCCCGAAGTTCTCGTAGGTGGGCACAGCGTCGGCGTCGCCCTCGGTTTGCACGAGGAGCAAGAAGCCGAGGCCGAGGTAGGCGAAGGGCGCGAGAAGGTTAGCGCCGGTCACCAGCGGGAGCGCGGTCACCAGATCGTTCTCGTTGATGTCGGCGATGTCCAGCACCCAGCACCCACCCTCGATCTGGCCGTTCCATTTGATCGTGAAGATGTGGGTCGTGCCGCTGATCGTGATTTTGAACTTCTGTGCCTGCTTCGGCACAACGGGGATCTGGAACGGGACGTAGTTGGTCGCCATGCTGGCTTAGCTCCTATGGCCCGACAATTGGTGCCGCGTTAGTTACAGGAGTCACTTCGTTCACAAGATCGAACACCGAGCCCACCGCTTTGCAGGCGGCGCCGTTGCTGATCGTGCTTGTGTCGATGGTCGGCGCCTGAACGCCGGTGTTCGCTACTGTGCTGGTGCCGCTCGCCGGGCCGGTGCCACCGCCGAGTTTTCCTTGCACCGCGTTCCGGGGAATCTCGGTCACCGTAACCTGAGCGATGATGATTTCCTGAAGTCGTGCGGTGACCATCAGCGCGTTCTCGGTCGTCTCGTCGGTCTCGACATCCAGCGAGGCGAAGAGCATGTTCTGGTAGACGCGCTTGCCCGTATAGACAACGAACGGGTCGCGTGACGCCTGAAGCTTCAGAAGCGCCTCGTAGACGTTGCTAATGAAGTCACCGCCCTTGCGCCAAGGAATAAGCGCCGAGGGCTCGGTCGCGCTGGCGACCTTGCCCGCCACCGACGGGCTCGGGCTGTTCGACCACCCGCATTGGATGATCACCTCGGCCGGGCGCTTGAAGGCGTGATCGGTGATCGAGGCGCCGAATTCGACGGGGTGCCGCGTGATCTCCAACTCGTCGCGGTGGCGCTCCCTTACCGTGACCTGAGCTTGGTACGGAATGTCGACCGCGAGCTGCTCGCCGTTGGCGGCGGTCACCGTCGCGCCCAGCACCGCCAGAGCGCGGTAGCGCGGGTGCGCCGCATTGAACGGCGAGTCGCCCGGCACGAAGAGAAGCTGCGCGCCGGGGATGGCTCCGCGCGAAGCCGCAAGGCGTCGCTGCGCGTTGCCCGCGAGAATGCCGTGCACAGCTTGTCCGGCGAGGCCCATAAGGCCCATCGGATTCCGGGCCGCCTGAGCGATTCCGGTGATAGCCGCGCCCGCATTAATGCCCGGGGGGAGCGCTTGTGCGACGGTCCGGGGGAAGAGGCCCGGAATCGCCGTGGCAGCTACGCCGCCAGCGAGGCCACCGAGCGTGCTTCCGGGCACCTTGGTGAAGGGAGATACGGTCTGCGTCATTGCGTCACCGGCATGAGGTTACGGGTTGCGGTGCTGTATTCCTGAGTGAGCCGGTCGATGTGGTTCTTCACGGCGACGCCGGTCGCATTCGGGTCCTTCGACCCGTCGACATGGATGTTCGCCTGAACGGTGACATTGCCACCGCCACCGCCGATGCCAGCGAAGCGGTCGCCCCTCCAGCCATGCCACGGTGCCCACCCGCTCTTTGCGGCGCGGTCGAGCGAGAAGTCGATCTGCTGGCGCACGGTATTCGGGTTGCGCGCATCGAGACCGGTGGCCTTGGTGAACTCATCGCCCAGCCCGGCGACCTTCATGCCACCGCTTGCGACGTTACCGTAATGAAGCTGGTAGGGACCGAAGCTGGAGCCACGGTCGCCCGCGTAGGCGCCGCCGAGACCTTCCGTGCGCGCGACCGCGACCGCAATGTTGGGGTCGATGCCGCGCTTAAGGGCGCTCTCACGGATGTACGCCTCTTGCTGCTCGACGGTGAGCCCGCCCGCAGTCTCGCGACTCGCCTCGGGTCCACCGTAGCCGCGCGGCAAACGGGCAACACCCCGCGTGCCTTGGGCGCGCGGGGTATCCGATCCACCGATGTGCATGAAATTGCGGATGGCGTCCTTGTTGCTGTGCACAAGGGCGGCGAGACCGACCGCTCCGCCGACAAGGATAAGGGGCCATGCTACGGCGGCGAGGGCGGCCGCGAGTCCACCGACGACGGGGGCAGCGGCGGCGCTGGCGGCGGCAGTGGTGGCTACCGCTCCTGCGGTCGCGGCTCCGGCTTCGGCGGCGGCTCCGGCGGCGGCCGGGCCGAGGAAGGCCCACGCCGCGCTGAGCACCTTGAACGCGGCGGCCGCGCCACCGATGGCGCTGGCGGTAGCACCAAGGACGCCGAGCGTGCCGCCCGACTCCTCGTTGATACGCGCGAACGACTCCGCGAATTCCGTGGCCGTGACAATGGCCTTGTCGACCGGGTCGATGAAGGACTGTACAATGCGGTCGCCGACCACGCCGAACGCGTCGCCCATGGCGCGAAGGTCGGTCATGAACTTGACCGACTTTTTGCCAAGCGTGTCTTCGTTCAATCCGGCCTCTTTGGCGCGACGCTCGTGCTCCTTCATCTGGGCAAGCGCCTTGTCGTTGTTGTCAAGCATCGTCTTGAACGACGCTTCGTCAACTCCGAGGATGGTATTCGCAAGCTGGGCGGCGACCGGATAGCTGTACTTGCCGGAAGCGATGCCCTGCTTCAGCTTGTCGACGACGAGGAGCACCGCCTTAGCGGGATCCTTAAGCTGCTCGGAGCCGAGACCCAACGAGCCCTGAACAAACTGTTTGAACCCCGGTGTATTCCGCATGGCGGCGCCAAGGTGTTCAACAGCGTTCACTCCCGTCGCGGCAGCAAGGCCGATCTGGGAGATACCGAACGAAAGCTGCCGGGTCGACGCTACAGCGGCGTTGTTGCGTTGGGCCACATAATACAAATGCTCGAAACGCTCGGCGGCTTCTTCGACCGTTTTCTCGATGGCGAAAGCCGCCGTGCTCACCACCGCGCCGAGTTCACCGACGAGCTTCCCAGAGCGGACGACTGCGTTCGTCCACTTGTTGTATTGGGCTTCGTCGATCTTGAAACCAAGACCAACGAGATATTCGGTGAGGACGTTGGTGGACACGGCGGACTATCTCCCGGCGTTCTTCTTTTGGAGGGCGTCGTGGTAACGGCTCTGGTTCTCGATGTCGACGTCGAGCGCGTCGTGCATCTCCGCGATGTCGTTCAGGGAGAGGTCGCCTGTCAACAGGCTTTCGTAGCGGCAGCACCCCCGAATGACCGGGCGCATGACCCAGTCGTTCTTACTGGGCATTTGCACCGCATCGATCTCTACCCCTCCGTCTGACCGCCTCCAGTCGCAGGGGCGGCGGCGAAAAAAGAGGGCATGTCGTGCGCGTCGATCACGTGGTAGACAAGCTCCAGCGATTCGAGGAGGCTAATGTCCTCGAACATGAACTTGTCGCCCGCCATGATCGGTTGCCACCGATTCTCGCCGATCTCGCGCTCGATGACGCTGAGGCACAATACCGTGACGTACTGCCGTTCATCATCGGTAAGGTTCTGGGACATGGCGAGGAGGGCGCGGCCGAAGCGATCAGCCGTCAGCCCTTCGTCCGCCGCTTTGATCGTGACAAAGCCCATGAGGATCGTCGACAGCTTCGCGGCAACATGAAGCTGCTGGAAAACAGTGAGAGCGCGAATTCGGTAGTTGTAGCCACCGACCTTCACGCTCTCACGGAGGATCTTGGTTGCGAGTGCCATAATCTAGCCCCCTCCCAGAGGCTTGTTAGAGCGAGAGCCCGGCGCCGAGGAGCGGGTCGATCGTGACGAAATCGAACACCCACTCGATGGTCGAGCCGGTCTTGTTGTAGACGTTGCTGGGAAACTTGCTGAACGCGCCCTGTGCGCAGATGTACTGATCGCCGCGCGCGATATCCTGAACAGTGAGGACGTTGAGGCCCCACGCGGCGGCGCCGCTCTCATGCTGGAAGTTGTACAGCATGGTAAGCTGCGCGTTGACCGGCGAGGTCTTCAGGAGGCGGACGGTAACCTTGCCCGCCTTGCTGGGGTTGAGCGCCTGCATTCCCTGACCACCGGCACCGATGGTCATTTTGTTGGCGGCCTCTTCGAACTCGACGGTGATGCCCTCCTCGGCGGCACCGGCGTCGGAGCCAAGAGAGAAGGTGCCACCGGGTCCGGCAATCGCGGCCGCGACATCGGCAAAGCTGTAGGAAGCCATGTTTTGAACTCCTTATGTATGGCTGGAAACGCTTACCGGTTCACGTTCACGGTGATGAACACATCGTTCACCGCGCCCGCGAGCTTGACGCCGATCTGGAAGGGCACCGACTTGCGGGCCTCGCGGTCGGCTTGGTTCTGCGACGCGACCGAGGGCTGGAAGACGTAGTAGCCCTTGGGCATGAAGTCGCCGGTCTGAAGCTGGCCGAAACCGGGTCCGTTCCACACCCCGGGCGCCAGCGTGCCGTTGTTTACGGCGGCGATGCACGAGGCGTTCATGGAGTTACCGAGGAGCGATTCGCCCTGATCGGTCTGCGGAACCTTCGGGATCGTGTACAGCGTGTTGAAGACGTTCGTCTGGAGGTCGTTGACGAACCAGTCGAGGTCCCACGTCTCGTCGATATAGCCCGCCGGAGTCGTGCCGTTGACCACGATCGAAGTGCTGTTCTTGAATGCCGCGAAGTAGTTGTAGCGGTTGGCATCCAGCGCGTCGGCCTGAGTGCTGTTCAAGGTCTCAGCGACGACGCCGGGCTCCTGCCGCCACATGAAGTTGATCGTGGACAGCGACTCGTTGAAGTTCACCGTGCATCCGCGCCCGAGGATCGACACCGCCGCGTACAGGCTGGAGCTGCTGTACTGATAGAAGGTGCGGCGATAGCCGAGCGCTTTAAGTTGGGCGCCAATACTCGTCGTATCGTTGGTGAGAAGCGCGGCGCCCTGACCGGTGGTGACCCCGAACAGGTGTGGGTTGTTGGCGTCCGCCTCGATGAAGGCGGCAACCGCGAGCGTGTCCGCGTTGCTGAGCACATCGGTGCTGGAGGACGGGGTGGCCGCGAAGGCCAGCGCGTACCACTGCGTGGACAGGCTGTCCATCGCCGTGACCGCGTTGACCGCCGACTCCGCCGCCATGCCCTGAGCGACATAGGCGCCGCTATCGGTTGAGCGGCCGAGGAGGAGCGCCGAGACGTCGGTGCTGTTGGAGCCGCCCGACATGGTGGCGCCGCTGACGGTGACGTTCACGCTGGTCTTGGCGAGCGTGTAGGCGTTGCCGGTGGTGCCGGTGGCCTTGGCGACGATGTAGACCTTCGACGCCGTGCCCGTGTAGGTCATCAGCGACAGGTTCACATCGGCCGAGCCGTTCAGGAAGGTGACCGCGTTGGCGATCGTCGCCGCGAGTGTGGTACCGATGAGAATCTGGTTACCGGTCGTCAGCGCATTGACGAAGGTGACCACGGTGCCATTGATCGTCACCGTATCGAGGTTCGCAGGCTGGCCCCCGAAGTTGAGCGAACCGATGGCCTTCGACGTGCTCAGGAAGGAGAGCGTCGAGGTCGCACCGGTCGTGCCCGACGTGATTTCGAAGCGGTCGAAATTGGAGTTCCACACCACCGTGGTGTTGGCCTCCAGCGCGGCCATCGCGGCCTGAATGATCGAGGCCACGCCGTTGAGGTTGGTCTGCGCGCTGAAGTTCAAGCCCGAGACGTTGAGCGGCACCCCGTCCTCGTAGACGAAGAACACGCCCGCCGTCGCCGGAGTGAAGTTGCTGATGGCCTGCTGGGCGCCGGAGAGCGGGGCGCCCTTCAGGACCGCAGCGGTTGCGCTCTTGGCCCAGCGGCCGATGTAAAGCTGGGCCGGGGTCGGCGTCTGGCTGAAGAACAGCAGCGCCGCCTGATACTCCGGCGAGTTGACCGAGAAGTCGACCGCGACGTCCGAAATGCCGGAGTAGGAGCGAATGCGCTCCGACACGTCGATGACATTGCTGTCGCCCATGATGAGCGCGGTGTCGAAGTTGGAAAGCTGTGCCGCTTGCGGCGCGATCACCAGATCGACGTTCACCAAGCGGTTGACCGGGAGTCCCAAAGGCATGTTGCGGGTTCCTTATGGCTGAGAAATTGTGATGTTCTTTTGGTAGATGCCGTCGCCTAGATCGTTGGCCTTGAGGCCAATGTCGACCGTCTGGACAGTGGGCACCGGGTAGACCCGGTCGATCTGACGGCGCAGCGTGATCTTGAAGTCGACCCGGTACAACCAGCGTTCCTTGAGGAGCGTGGGTACCGGACCGATCGGATCGGCGGAGACGAAGGCGAAGCCAGCGGCGCGTAGCGGAATGCGGTTGTTGGGAATGGCGGAGCCATCGCGCAAGAGCGCCGCGTATTGGTCAGCGAGGCCGGTGCTGCCCGTATCGTAGAAGGAGCACAAAAGCTCCAACTCCTCGTGCCGCACCAGTTTGTAGTTGGGATTGACGGGATCGGCCCCGGCGACGTTGCCGACGAAGGGGTAGGTGTCCGCCGGGCGAATGCCGACGCCAATCGCCGCCCACGCGTTGCCAGCGTCGGGAATGTTGGCGGGCTCGGCTTGCCAGCGCGGCCGCACCAAAGTGCCGTCCATGCCGGTAACACCGACCACCCAGCCCTGAAGAAAGACGAGAAGCGCCTGTCCCTCCAGCGGCGCCGGGGACGCAGCTGGAGCGACGTAGGGATCGACGGGCATCGGTTACCTCACGCTGGCGGTTGGTCGACGTAGTTGAAGGACAAGCACTCGGCCTCGGTCATTCCGGCGCCGAAGTCGGTCCAGTCCTTGAGGTCGCGAACAATGTAGTAGTTGTCTTGCCAGAGCACGAGGTCGGGGAGGTAGGAAGCTCCCCCGGCGGTCTTGGCAACGCCGCGAAGGCGGAAGCCGGTCACCACCGTGATCGAATTCGCCTGTTGGCTGTAGGCTTCCTCGCGCACAAGCGAGTTGTCGCCGCTGGGAACGACCGAGCCCGAGGCGTTGAAGCGGGATTCGGTGATCGAGACAAGGCCGTTGGTGCCGACTGTTTGCTGGCGACGAACGACCACAAATTTCTGGCCCGCAATGAAGGGGTCGGCCAGCACGTCGGTGACGTCAATTTCGGCCACGGCGGGGCCTCCCGAGGGGCGGTTTTAGGGGCTGAGGGCGCCCGGGAGGCCCCGGGCTAGGCGGGGACCTCCCTTCACGCACCCTCGTGCGGATTTCCGGGGGCTGCGGCGGCCCTTCCGGGGCGCTTCAGGGGGCCTTGATGGCCCGGAGGAGCGTCCGGATGGGCACCTTTCTGATAACCCACGTAATGGCGCGGGATAGCTGGCCGGTATCGAAGAGCGGCACAGCGTCGGCTATCGCCGCCGGGGTTGTCGCTTGCGCGCGCATGCGGGCGCGCGCGACGGGCTTGGCGTTCTGGTAGCGCGCGGTGCGGCGCGTGCGCGCGAGCACTGTGCTCTCCTTCAGCGGCGGCGGGATGTGCGACTGGATACGAACGCGGCACAGGTCCGCGATCTTCTGTCCCAACCGCCCGGCGATCTTCGCTACCTGCTCCGGCTTGCCCTCGAACGCGGCTACGCCCGCCGCCTTGAGGTCGGCCGCCACCATCGCTTGGTTCTCTTTGATTGTTGGTCCCATGACCTCGCGCGCCGGTAAATTGATCTCCGGCGCACCGTGCTCATGGATGTAGAGAAGCGAGGCGTTGTTGATCCCGGCGCTGGGATCGTCGCGGGTGGTCTTGTCGGCCGGAATACCGACCAGCACCCGCGTCTGGGCTAACTCCTCGATGGCCTTGGCAACGTTCGCGACGTTGTTCAAGGTCACCGTGATTTGCGGGCGGCGCTGTGCCATCGCTCAGGTTCCGATCTGTCCGCCCTTCGGCGCACGCGCGGCAACGCTCGACACTTGTGCGTTGTTAAAGGTTAACCCCTTGGCTTCGCCTGCCTTGACCGCCTCGGTCGCGGTATGGAACGGACCAAAGCGCAGCGTCTCGCCGTCGATGCGGTAGAACCACTCGCCGTTGACCACCACAACAGTGGCGCTCTTCGCGTCCTTGGCGCCGTCGTACTGGTAGAAGCCACCAAGCTCGTCGGCTTTCTCGGATGCTACGCGCTCGGCTTCTTCCGCTGACTTTGCGGTGCGGCTGCCGCCGTTCCACGAAATAACCCAGCGGCCACCGGAGCCGGTAATCTTGACAACAGTTTTTGGCGCGTCCTTGGCGCTGTCGCCGTATTCTTCGTTCGTCTCAGCGTAGATGTGCTCCTCGGCGTCGCTGCGGTTGTCGAAGCGGTGCAGCTTCTTGTCCGGACCGCGAGCGCCCCAATCGCCTCCGTCCGTGCCGGTGCCTTCCAGCAACTCCCAGCCGCGCAGACGCTTGACGATGTTCCACGAGTCGCGCACCGCAACGTCGATAGTGTTGCCGCCATAGACCGTGACCGGCGGCACAGCCTTCGCCTTACCGTCGCCACCGTCGGGCTTCGCGTCGGCGGTACCATTCCACAGCTTGTCGTTGGCCTTCTGAAGATCGGAGAGCGTCATCCCCGGGCGCACCGGGCGGGCGGAGTTCATCGTCGTTGTCCTTTCTGGGGATCACATATCCCAATTAATTCCCTGTGCGTAGATCGGGCCTTGCCATGCAGCGCCCGGCCCAGCGAGGAAGCCACCGTTGGCGAAGGGTCCGCCGCACAGCGAGCCAATGATCGTCAGCGGACCCATACCGAACATTTTGATCAGCCGGGCAAGCCGCTGTCCGTAGATCGAAAGGTTCAGATCGCCCGCGCCTTCGACCGCGCTCAGCGCGACGTCGTAGCTGACGCTGACCGGGCCGACCGACTTGGAGGAGACCACGCCCTGAGCGCCGCCGGGAATCGCACCGCTGGCGGCCTCCTTCGCGGCGCGGCCCTCAAGAACGAGGTTGTGGCAAGTGTAAAGCTCGATGGCCAGATCGCACTCGGTCTTCGGCCCGCTCTTCCACGTCATGCTGAACGTGGCGCCCGCGCCGTTACCAGTGGTGTCCGAAGCGGCGACCGGGTTGGGCGGCGTGACCGTATAGGAGCCGGTCTTTTGCACCGCGAACGCGGTGATCGCGCCCGAGCCGTCGACGGTGGTGACAAGAAGGATCACCGGGCAGGAATAGACCCCGCCGCTCAGCGCCAGCTTGTCGTTGACCGCGTAGTTGGCACCGCCGTTGGCGATCGTGCCCGAAACCTGCGTGAAGGACGCCGGAGCGCCCCACAGGTTCTGGTTGATCAGGAGCCCGGCGACGTTGAGCCAAAAGGTGATCGTCGAGTCCGGAAAGGCTGTTTGGTCCGCGAACTCGGGGAAGTCGTCGCGAATGTCTTGGATTTGGATCATGCGCCGCGCTCCGGTTGAGAAGGAGCGGCGAGCCCCGTCGCCGGAGCCCGCCGCGTCGTACGCTTTACTCCGACGCTTCGTCGGCCAGCGGCGCACCATCCATGTCGGTGCACTTGTGCGCCTTCAGGTACCAATGCACCTTTGGGCTCACCAGCGAGGCCGGAAGGGTGTTCTTGCCCTTCACGATCTCGAACGTCGCGCCCTTGTGATCGATGCCCATGTGGAGCCGGAAGACGCCCGGCGACATGATGTCGACGGTCTCATCCGACACTTTCTGGCCCTGATCCTTCATCGCCGAGGCGGCCGCTTCGTTGGCGGCGGTCGCTTTGCTGGCTTCCGCGTCGGCGGCGCGCTGAGCAGCGGCCGCTTCCTCGGCTTTGCGTGCCTTCTCGGCCTCTTCCGCCTTCTCGGCCTCTTCCGCCTTAGCGACTTCGGCTTCGTCGGCCTTGCGTGCCGCTTTCTGCTCCTCGGTCTCGACCGCGTTGTTGTCCGAGGCGTTGTTCTGAGAAGCGGGGGGCGGGTTCGCCGCCCCCTTCTTCCCGGTGTTGACAGGTGGCATTTTAAGCCCTCCTCTTTCTTAGCGTGGCGCTACCGCGGTGGCCGATTAGAGGCCGTCGAAGTAGCCGATCGTGGCGGGGTACACCGCTTCCATCACGCCGAGGCGGCAGAAGTAGGTGGCCTTGTGGTAGATCGAGTCGTACTGCACCGGGGTGCGCTGCAGCATGGTCATCGGGTAGCGGACGCGGCGCTTGTCCTTCGTGTAGACCACCATGCGGTTGGTGGTCGCCTCGTTGGTGATCGTGCCGCCAGCGCCAGCGCCGTTGCACCATTTCAGCGGCAGGATCTCCAGCTTGCCCCGGCCGCCCTTGGCGATCAGGTTGTTGTCCAGAACGTAGGACAGGATGGAGGTGTTGCCCGCCGCGCTGACCTTCTGCGTGGCGATGTAGCCGAAGTTGGTGGTGTTGATCAGCGCGCGGGTCGGAATGACCGCGAACGCCGACTGCTTCCAGACCGAGGTCAGAGCGACGTTGAAGTCGTTCAGAATCTCGTCCGGGTTCTTCGTGGTCCACGTGGTGCCGCCCTGAGCGCCCGGCGGAAGCGAGCCGACGTTGGTAACGTCCGCGCAGTTCACGAGGCCGGTGTCACCGGTGACGGAATCGCCGAAGTAGACCTGCTCGTCGATGTCCATCTGGTGCTTGAGCTGCAAGCCCTCGAACTTCTGCTGATCGATGGGGCGGCCCAGCTTCGCGGCCGACTCCAGTTCGAGGATCGTGTACTTAAGCTCCATCGCCCAAGGACGCAGCGGGTGCGGGATCTTGGCGATGTCCAGCGAGAGGCCGGTGATCTGCGTGGTGTCCTTGCCGATCCACGCCTTGCCGGTGCCGACGCTGTTGCCGGAGCCGAGCGAGCCGGTCGAGCCGTAGGTCGACAGCGTGAAGCTCGACACTTCGTCCGCGATCGTAACGTCCTCGCGGAGGTCGATGTCGCGGCCCCACGAGACCTCGGCCAACGGCTCGTGAAGCTGCTGATCGAGGCGCTCCAACTCGCCGATCATGAAGGCGCCGGTCGAGTCGTAGGTCTTGCCGTCGGCCATCTTGAAGGCGCGGTCGAAGGTGACGCCCGGATTGACGGCGAAGCGACCGTCCAGCGTCATCCGGTTCAACTGATGTGCGTAAGGCATTCTGGTAACTCCTTGTTCTCTGGAATGAGTTGGAACGGCGATTAGTCGAGGCCGATCACGACCTCGGCGATGCCGTTCGAATCGGGCGCGCCGTTGAAGAAGACGTTCGCGAGCGTCGCGGTGTTGCCGCCGCTGGCCTGCGCCTCGAAGCCGCCCTGCGTGTGGCCGCCACCGGAAGCCGCGACCCAGATGAAGGCCGGATCGCCCTTGCCGGGAGTGCCGACCACGGGAACGTTGATGTAGCCATCGCGGATGACGTCGATGGCCTGCCCGCTCGGGAGGAGCTGCGAGCCCTGAGCCTGAGCGCCGTAGGCCGCCGAGGTGCCGGGGTCCTGAATGGGGTACGCGCGCACCGCGATGCCGTAGATGCGCGTCACGGCGGTATCGCCCGCCGCCATCTGACGGACGCCGTTCTTGGCGGCGTTGATGACGCAGCCGAGACCGGCGGTGAGCACCGGGTTGGTGGCGTCGTTCAACACCGGCTCGACCGACGCGGGATGCGTGCGGTTCACATCACCGGCGAAGCCCGCGCCCATGCGGAAGGAAAACGAATTCTGCGGAACTGCGACCATTGCTGGTTACTCCTTGTGAGTCGTTGTGTTAGTGGAGAGTGCCGCCGCTGTAGCGCTCGGCATTCAGCTTGTTGATGTCGGCGATGGACTTGATCTTGCGGTCCTTGTTCACGCCAAGACCGCCGCCAGCACCGTTGTTGACGACCTGAAGAGCGGCGTCGTTCGCCGTCTTCACGCTGTTGCCGACCGCGCGAAACAGGACGCGGACAGCGCCACACGACATGCTCTTCAGCTTGAGCGGGCCGCCGTTGATCGACCGGACGATCGCGGTGGTCTCGGGATTGCGGTACGCCGAGTCGAGGGCGCGGCGGCGCAGGGCGCAGATCGCGTCGAACGTCTTCTTCGGCGCGGCCTTGCTGTCGAACGTCGGCAGCTTGATGCCCGGCGCGATGATTTCCGCGAGGGCCACCGTCGCCTGATAGGCGGCGGACAGCGGAGCCGAGTCGGTCACCTTGGCCTTCTTGCCCTTCTTGCCCTTCTTGCCCTTGGCGGCAAGGCGACGCGCGCTGTCGCCCACCGGCTTGTCGGGAGCGGGACCGACCTCGTCCTCGACCTCTTCGGCCTCTTCGGCCTCTTCGGGGTCTTCGTCGCCGGTGCCCGGGGGAGTGTCGACGCCTTCGACGTTCGACTCGTCCTCGACTTCCTCGGGGTCTTCGTCGCCGGTGCCCGGGGGAGTGTCGACGCCTTCGACGTTCGACTCATCGGCTCCGGCGATCTCCTGTTCGATCTCCGGGTCGATGCCGTCCGCCGGAAGATCGGCGTCCGGGTCCGCCTCGGCCGGGACGGGATCGTCGTCGTCCTGCGGCGCCAGCTTCGACAGCATCGCCTCGATCCGGTCGAAGCGCGCGTTGTTCTGGCTGACGTGCTCCAAGAACCACGGCGGAAGATCGGCCGGATCGTCGCCGGTGCCCGGCTCCTCGCCCGGGACGCCTTCGGCCGCTACGGCCGCCGGGTCCGGTTCATCGCCGGTACCGACCAGCGGTTCGCCGCCGCCCGGCAAGTGGATGTGGTTATGGATCTCGTAGGACGCGGCGCCCTCGCTGGCACCGGCCTCGGGGGCGGGTGCATTCTCGACGGCGTCGGTGTCGGGCCGGTTCAACATTTCGTTGAACTCGCCCTCGTCCTTTGCGCCAAGGAGGCGCATCAGACGGTCGCGAACCGTAAGCTTCTTCTTCGACATGTCCAAAATCTCCTTTGGAGAGTGGTCCTTGATTGCACAGCGAGGACCACAGCGACCCTTTTCGACGAGGGCCACATGGTTCCCCACAATGTTGTATTGCCGCCCAGCGCCGTCGCCCGTCTGCTCGTATTCGCAGTCGTAGCCACAGCTAACTTCCCTCTTGCCAGCGCGGACGGCTTCAATGGCATCGGGGTCCTTGATCACGAGGTCAGCGAAGAGGAAGCCGTCATCCGGCCCGACTCCTCGGCGCACGTTCTGTACGTGCCCGACCGTAAGCTCTCGCCAGTTGTCCGGGCTCACCCCTTCCTCGGGGTGCTCGTCGACGACGTCTTTGCCCTCGAACGAAGCGATCGTCTCGGGCCGGAACACCTCTTTCTCGTCGCGCTGGACGTGAACCAACCCGTCCTTGCCGACCTTCAGTGGCGTCTCATCCGGCCCGTAAAGCTGTTCGCCTATGCGCGCAATCGGGACCGCCTCGCAGAGCAAGAAGCCCTCGGGCGTGAACGACATGTTCTTCCCGACCTTATCGGCCGAGAAAAAGTAGCTTCGGTCCGCGACGCGCATGCGCACAGGCGGCGTCTTGCAGCCGCACTGCGACATGGTTGTACTCCGGAGTTAGGGAATGATCGAGCAGCCGACCGTGCCGGTGACCTGCGGCGTGGTGCCGCCGACCACAATCTGCACGCGGAACTTCGCGGTCAGCGGGAGGGAAATCGCCGTCATGTTCGACGGTAAGCTGGTGGTCTGAACACCGGGGTAGACGAGAAGCGTGGTCGGCGTAGCGTCCGCCGTAATGGCGGCGGAGGTCAGCAACGCGCGGTAGCTGTTGCTGGCCGTATCCTTGGCCATGATCGAGAACGTCGTGCTCGGCGTACCCGTATGCGCGGACTGGTTGAATGTGCAGTAGGCGCCGCGACCGTAAGCGACCTGATCGGCCGAGTTGATCGTCGCCGCGCCCTGAGCGGACAG